AAAATAAACACTATATTCTCCTCGAAATAATCAAGGAGATAATAATGTTTAACTTAACCAATAGAGCAAAAAATCATTTCTTAAACTTCTTCAAGGAAGAAGATAAGGATCAGGCAATAAAAGAATTCTGCCAATCAGAATATAAAAAAGATTGGTACGCAGCTTATAGGTCCTATAAGGAAGAGGGTCAGTTGCCCAATTTTATTAGGAGAACGCTTTAAGCGTTTGCAACAATTTCAGCTAAGGCTTCGCATCTCACAGGGGTTTGCGAATGCCACCTGGAATCTTTCATTTGCGATGAGGCTTCTTTTCTATCGCCGTCAGATAATGCTTTCCACATTTTTTTAAACTTTGAGACACCTGTTTTTCCCAATTGAAAAACCATTTCAACTATCACATGTTCGATCGCCTGTGGTAATCGTTTATCTGCTTTATAGTTTTCTGATATTAGTTCCTCTGCTCCTGCACAAGCTCTATTCAAATCTATTAAAAATAGGTCTTCTATTTCATCTGTTGATATTTTAACACCTTCTTTAAATCTTTGTCTTTCATGTGGTTGTACAAGGTGGCCGATTCCTATCGTGGCTTTTCCCAAGGTATCGAGGTAAACAGTATCTACACAACCTTCATGGTCGCGTATTCTCGCTTTTAATTCGTCAGTAATTTTAATTGTATTCATTATGATCCTATACCCCAATGTTCTTCATGAGGGTCTTTTTCCTTTCTTTTAAATATAAATGTACTTATTAAATTTCTAATGTGTGTAAACATTCTCATATTATCTGACAGATAATATACCAGTTCCATAAATGTTGTTAGTACTTTTTTGCATTTCTGCTAGTCTACTATCAACGGAACCACCACTTGCCATCATCATATTTTGATCAGCTCTTCTTATATCTGCTAATAACTGTCTTTGTCCTTCAGGCATTACTTTAAATCCTGGAGGTTGTTGTGGTAATCCGTAAAGTGTTGAAGGTACCATTGTATCTAATTGTGTTATACCTTGTTTAATTAAATCTGCTTGTTGTTTAGCAGTCATTTGTTCTCTTTCAGTAATAGCAATATCTTGTAACTCAGGAT